CGACGATTTTGACGACGAAGATCTTATCGAAGAACTGAAGTATCGCGGATACTCTATTTCTAAACGTCAAAAAGATTCTTCTTGGAACAGACCTTCGCTTGCGAATGATGAACTGGATGAAGTTTTATGGAAGCTGCGTGAAGCCTATATACTTGAGGGCGGTGATCATTTTCACGATTCGTTCAAGAAGCTTCTAGCAGAATACGGATACCATGTATGACAGAACGCGATCTAATCAAAACAAGATTCCTCGACTTCGTGTTTCAGAACGTCGATTCTTTACGAATTAACAATCCTGAGATGAGTGAAGTTGAAGCCGCGAAACTTGTGATGGGTGTTGCGTTCGATACATTGACTAAGACGTGGGGTGACGCATATGGTCCACGTTACATGGCAGAATATTTCTATCGCGTAGCCGATGGATTTGTCGATCAATCTAACAAGGAAAAAGCGAAGTGAAACTCATTGGATTATGTGGTCTCATCAGTTCTGGCAAAGGAACTGTTGCCGATCATCTCATGGAAGAACATGATTATATTGGTGCATCGTTTGCAGAAACGCTGAAAGATGCAGCAGCCTGTATCTTTGGCTGGGATCGCGATATGCTTGAAGGCTCAGACTCGCAAGCTCGCGCTGAACGTGAACTGAAAGACGAGTGGTGGAGCGAGCGACTAGGCTTTGATGTGTCGCCGCGATATATGCTACAGTTCATGGGAACAGAAGTGATGCGTGGTCATCTGCACTCAGACATCTGGGCTATTGCTACTGAAAAGCGTATCCTAGAAATGTCGCGAGACTATCCTTGGGCTAACTTCGTTATCAGCGATGTTCGTTTCCCGAATGAGTTTCAGATGATTCGTCGCCTTGGTGGAGAGATTTGGCATATTCAGCGCGGCGAGCTTCCCGACTGGTTTGGCAAGAATCCCTCGCATATTCACGCCAGCGAAACTGCGTGGAACAATGAGCGATTTGATGTTACCTTCCACAATGACAAGGATATCTCTGGGCTAAAACTAGCCGTTGACAACTATCTCGCGAAGTGATATAATAGTATTATATGATGGAGTTTGGCTATGAACGTTGGCGAGAATGTTACTATCCGTGTGCGCGATGCGCGCAATCCTGCTGTGTTCGCGTCTGGTGTTATTCGCGAGTTCAATGAATACTCAGGCAAGATTTTGCCCAATCCTAAGTGGGTATCGTCCGACTCCATCTGTATCTCTACTGGCGATACTCATTTCCCCTTCCGTATCATCGATCGTGAACGTATCGTAGGCTTGGGCGAAGCTGCTCCCGTTGCTGCTCCGCGAAGCGAGACGTTCATCGTTCAGGGTTCAAAGCCTGGAACGACATATACTGTCACTCGTGATGGTTCTCACTGGAGCTGCACTTGTGTTGGCTTCGGTTTCCGCAAAGACTGCAAGCACGTCAGGGAGTGCAAGTGATGCCGAGATATTCGTTAATCCGTGACAGCGATGGTGCTGGTGACTCTGGTCCCATGTGTCAGATTCTAGACGAAGAAAGCTATCAGCCTATCCCCAACGAAACGTATCCGCGAGTAGGTTGTGGTGTTCGCGTCGGCTCACCGTATGCCCGCACATATTCTGCGCAGGATTATTGGCAGACTACTCCCGTCACAGAAATCATTGAGGAGTCTATCAACGATGAAGGATATTGGACTGTGAAGTTCAAGACCAAGAACTCGTCTTACACATGGAAGGAATTCTGATGGACACAGTTCGTATTGAAATGATGATATGCAATGCGCAAGGGAGTGTCATACAGAACTGGACTACGATGCAAGGTAGTATTGAGAACAATCCGCAAATATATGTGCCTAGAGCTACAGCCCTGCAAGATTCACAATCAGGAACGAATTATGCTCGAGTGCGCGTAGTCAGTGAACAAACCAATCGAATCGTGGATATATTTACATGAGTGAAGACATGAAAGATTTCTGGGAAAGCATTGAACGCATTCAGAAAGCGTTCAAAGAAATCGACGCAGAGCACGCCAAGATGGCAGATGAATGCGATCCAGAACTCAAGCTTGCTGTGACTAAATGGGTGATGAAGCATATCGTCGAGCATGCGCGCGAGGGAGGCAGCTATCGCTATCTCATCTATGATCGACTAGGCTTTGGTCCAGAAGCATACGCTCCGCTCTGCTCTGATGGTATGACTATCAGCAACGAGTTTGATCTTAATACGGTTCCTGACGCTCGCGAAGCACTAGCGGCTGGCGATCACGAAAAGCTGAAGGAAGTATTGAGTTGCTGCGACGAGCCAGGATGCTACAATCAAATCAGCGCTGGTTTTCCGACTGACAATGGATATCGTCGCACCTGCGGTGAACACTACAGAATGTATAGCGAAAAACATCAGGAGAGAAAGAATGGCAATGCATCTGAGTCTTGATATTGATTACGAACTTGCTGATCGGATTACTGTAGCCAATCTAAAAGATTGCTATCAGCGTCTTGGTAATGAAATCAAAGACGTAAAGGCGATTGAGAACAAAGAAAGATGGCATCTTGAAGATCTTGAGGACTTTAAGAGAAACCGTAAGGCTATCAAAAAGACGCTGAGATATTTCTTGACGGCTCAAGAAGCGAAGGAGTTTTTTAATGAGTGATGATAAGTTTTTTGTTGTTGATGATGTGCTACCAGCTGCGCAGCACGAAAGACTATATCATTCTCTGCGAAAGTTGCCGTGGACTTCTGAATGGTCTTCTGCAATCGGTCGACTAGATTTTGCTTGGCATTGGAATCATACGTTCCACGAGTCGCGTCAGAATATGCCTGCCATGTCAGATGCAGAATATGAAGCGCTGAAAGTTCGATATCCGCTTATCGCTCCTCTGTGGGATAGAGCGAAAGAAATCGTAAAACAAAACATGGGTAAGTATGATATCCTTCGTTTCTATACCAACTGCAATCCCTATGGAACGAACGCATACATCCACACAGATGATGGCGACTACACCATGATCTATTATCCTGCGCTGGAATGGAATCCGGAGTGGGAAGGTGGAACTTGTTTCTACAAGAAAGATGAGAATGGAAATCACGACGCGATCAAATATGTTTCGTATAAGCCAAATCGTCTCGTTCTATTCCCTGCAAAGATTCCTCATCGAGGAATGCCTGTCGATAGGCAATGCACCGCGCCGCGTTATGTTATCGCAATGAAACTGCAACGTGACGTTAACGATCCAAGCTATATGCGCGAATACTACAATAGAGGTTGATCATGGCTAAGAAAACTACGAATGAAGGATTCAACGTCAGTTATTACTGTCGCGATAAGAACACCAGCGACGATATCAAGAACGTCTCAATGAGTTGGGATAATCGTTCTATTGACGAAATCCGCGAGAATCTTAACACATGGCTTATTGCTACTGGATATGGTGATTTGGTGGTTGTGCAGCAGGTGACAAAAGATGCAAAGTGATCTCGAACTCCTTGTAGAATACGATATGTTCGTAAACGGTTTCGATCCCGCTAACAAGGACGACATCATTGCGTATTGGGCTGCACTTCTTCAGTAAGTTTTGGCGTCTGTGGGCTAAAGCTCTCGGCAGAAAAGAAGGTATCACTGATAAAGAGTCGGATAGGGTTGCCCTTATCCGCACTCTAATCGTGCTATCGTATATCATCACAAACATCTTTATCATAGCAGGCGTGATACGACATTGGTAAGCAAGAAAGCAGAGTGGTGGTTTGAGTGGGGTTCAACAGCGATCCTCATTGTTGGCGTAGCTCTGACTGCGTGGAACATCTATCCGCTCAACGTCTGGTTCTCGCTCGCTGGTAACTTTGGCTGGTTCGTAGTGGGTTGGCTTTGGCGTAAGTGGTCACTCTTGACAATTCAGATCATAGTGAGTATAATATATCTAATGGGTCTAGCACAACACTATGGAGTATGGCTGTGAAAATTGGCATCATGTCAGACCTTCACATGTATAAGACTGTTCTGACTGAAGAGACGCCTTGGGATTTCGAGCCAGAGCCCGATGTGTTCTATATCTGCGCTGGTGATATCTGCGAAGATGACGATGCTCGCGCTCGTTTTGTTCAGAAGCACTACGATCATATGTTTGCTATCAACGGCAATCACGATTACTATGGCGGATATTTCAGCGACGCTATCTATCACACGCTCACGCGCGAAGTGAATGGTATCAAGATCGCTGGCGCAACGCTATGGACTGACTTATCAAAGTTTCTCGATTGGGTAATGTATGAGAACGGTCTCATCGACTCTCGATATATCTCAGGAGTGACACATCAGCGTATGATGGAAACGCACAACGCACACAAGTATTTCTTGCTCAACAGCGAAGCTGATATCATTGTGTCGCATCACACTCCTTCATATCAATCTGTTCATGAGAAGTATCGTGGTAGCCCGTTCAATTCATCGTTCTCTAATAACATGGACGAGCAGATCCTTGCTATGAAGAAGCCGCCCAAGCTGTGGATTCACGGACATACTCACGATGAATTCGATTATATGATCGGCGAGACTCGTGTGATCTGCTGGCCTCGCGGCTACAAGAACGAGCGCGACAACTATTGGAACTACAAACCAAAGATCGTGGAGATTTGATATGAACAGATTTATCCTTGACAAAGATCCGCAAACTGCCGCAGAGTATCATTGCGACAAACACGTTGTCAAAATGATCCTCGAAGAATGTCAGATGCTTTGCACTGCGCATCGTATTCTTGACGGCGTAGAAACTTTGGGTAAGTCCAAAACTAATCGTAATGTCAAGCGTTGGATTCTTCCAGACGAACGCGAAACAGCTCTGTATCACGCCACTCATGTCAATCATCCTTGCACTCAGTGGTCGATGTTCACAACGAACAATTATACTTGGTCGGTATCATTGCTGCGTTGTTTGCTTGACGAGTATAAGTTTCGCTACAAGAAAGAGCATAAGTGCGAACAGCTATATCCGCTTCTCCAGCGGCTGCCGCACAATATCAAGTCTGGTCCGCTGACTCTATTTCCACAGGCTATGCCTGATGAATGTAAGCGCGAGCATCCAGTAGAAGGCTATCGTCAATACTATATAGATCACAAGGCGCGATTCGCAAAATGGACGGATCGGCCTGTACCGGAGTGGTTCACTTGTTCATCAAACTCACAAACACATCCGGCGACCACGCCGGAGAAAGTATATGGATAAACGTAGATCACATCACAGCAGTCTACGATCACCCTAAAGTTGCTGGTGGCGGGATTACTACGTTCGTTCACGGACGAGTAGGTGCTCCAATCACTTGGGAAGTCGAAGAGTCTACATCGCAGGTTATGAAACTGATTGAGGAAGCAAATGCAAAGCGTGAAGGTTGTAGCTGTAAGTAAGCCAACGATTAGTGATCCTATCACTGGTTACATTGTTGGTACCGATGAGTTCATTGCTTATGTTGCTCGTGTAAGTAATCCATCTAATCAAATGAATACGGAGACGGCTCCTAAGCTGCTTCGTTATCTCGCTAAGAACGCGCATTGGTCTCCATTCGAAATGGTTTCTATTTGCATGGAAATCGACACGACTCGCGACATCGCTCGACAGATCCTCCGTCACCGTTCATTTTCTTTCCAAGAGTTCTCGCAGCGTTATGCTGATCCTACAAAAGATCTTGGGTTCGTTACTCGCGAAGCTCGTCTGCAGGATACTAAGAATCGTCAGAATAGTATCGAGACCGAAGACGAACAGCTTCAGCGCGATTGGAATCAGATCCAAAGCAACATGCAGGATATGGCTAGAGGCGCATATAAGTGGGCTATCGAAAATAATATCGCCAAGGAACAGGCTCGAGCTGTGCTTCCCGAAGGACTAATTCAGTCGCGTATGTATATGAACGGGACGCTGCGTAGCTGGATTCACTACTGCGAACTGCGTATGGCAAACGGCACTCAGAAAGAGCATCGTGAGATTGCTACTATGGCATGGAACGAAATCACAAAGATTTTCCCTTCCCTCGCTGACATTCTGTCAGATACTAAATAATAGGTACGATGCCTTCATACACTATTGAAAACACACAGACCGGCGAAGTCACTACCGAGATCATGTCTTGGGACTCGCTAGAACAGCATCTCGCAGCAAATCCCCACCTAAAGCAAATCATCGGTGCGCCGCCAATCGTCAGCGGCGTATCGGCTGGACGCAACAAACCTGACAGCGGCTTTCGCGATATCCTAAAGACTATCAAGAAACGCCATCCAGGTTCAACTGTCAACACATTCTAAGGAGGACCGCACGACACAGAACTCGTTCTAGTTCGTTATGATTCCCTATAACCATAACATCGGAGCAGACATGAAGCCTGCAATCATAGACGAAGCATTTCTTGAAGCCGAAGCAAGTAAGTATTTGACGAGAAAAGAACGAAAACAAAAGAAGAGAGCTAAGGGAACAGGTTATCGACAACCTGTGATTCCGAGCTTGTGTCGTGTATCCCCCAAAACAGCAGCGCAACGACTCGTCGTCGAAGCATTCAATTCAGACAAGAATATTATCATGCACGGATGCGCGGGAACTGGTAAGACGTTTCTTGCCGTTTGGTTATCAATGAATTCCGTGCTAGAAGGTGAAGCACCGCGCCCAATCGTAATCCTACGCAGCGTGGTTCCTACACGCGATATTGGTTTTTTACCAGGATCTGCTAAGGACAAAGCCGCAGTTTACGAAGCTCCGTATTCGGGAATCGTTTCTGAGATTTGTGATAAGAATTACGACTGGCTCAAGCAAAACGGCTACATTCAATTTGACACAACGTCATTCCTGCGTGGTATGACATTCCGTGATAACATCATCATCGTTGATGAGTGTCAGAATTTATCCGATCACGAAATCCATACTATCATGACTCGCGTGGGTGAGGGATGTCGTGTTATTTTCTGTGGCGACTTTACGCAGAAAGACTATATCCGTGAAGGCTCGGGAATGAACAATCTACTCAAGATTGCTAGTGAAATGCGTTCGTTCGAAATTGTGAAGTTTCATAAGGAGGATGTCGTTCGTTCGGGGTTTGTGCGCGAATATATACTAACACGCACAGAACTTGAAGAACGTGGAATGATAACTTGAGATTTGATCATAGTCCTTACATAGATTTACCAAGAGCAAAACAAATCAACACACCATCGGGGCGTCGCTATCAGACCCCCGATGGAAACGTGTATCCTTCCATCACCACAGTTCTGGGCGATCAGCCGGAGAAGAAGAAAGCCATTGCTGAGTGGCGTGCTCGTGTTGGTGAAGCCGAAGCAAACAAAATCAGCTCGCAAGCCGCTCGTCGTGGTACCGATCTCCACAACCTTATGGAAACCTACATTTTAGGAGACGAGATTGATGCAAAGAAAATCATGCCCGCGACACTCGCACGTTTTCGTCCTGTTCAGAAATGTCTGGATGAGAATCTACAACTTGTTTATGCGTCTGAAACACCAATGTTCTCAGACATCCTCCGCATCGCAGGGACCGCAGACTTAATCTGCGAATGGAATGGCGAAGTGACTGTGATTGATTTTAAGACGGCTGCAAGAATGAAGACAGCCGATATGATTACCGACTACTTCCTACAAGCCACAGCCTACTCGATCATGTTCGAGGAGCATACTGGTATCGAATGTCATCACTTTGCCATTCTCATGGTTTCTGACGAAGGCGAGTTCCAAGTATTCTCAGGCAAACGCAATGACTACGTCCGCCAATTGATTCGTGTAAGAGATCAATATGAGTGGAGGAAAAGTCTTGACGAACACAGGCAAACCGCTTAATATAAATATCACGCTGAGGTCGTTGAGGCGTATGGAATAAGCGTTTCGGACGCGGGTGCGATACCCGCCGCCTCCACCATAAACACAAGCGTCCTGCGAGAGAGTTGCTTTAGGGTAGGACGACAGGAAATAGAACAGCAACTAATACCTGTTCCACTTGTGTTTATGATGGGGGCGAAATAGGTTCGACGGGATGCAGTAAAGATGCGAAGAGACCAAAAGCACGCAAACGACAATGCACCTGTAGCTATGGCACTCGCTGCCTAAGCATGAGCTCGGGAGGAGCTTGGAAACAGAATCCTCCCACTTCCCACACATCGAGGTAGATTATGTCTGATTCTAATGATAAGCGTCTCCGCTACGAAGTTCTTTGCACCGCAATTGGTTTAGTAGATCAAGAACTCTACTGGCGAAAAGAAAGTGGTGAGACTGTGACTGCTCCTCCTACAGAAACATACATCAACAAAGCTAAAGAGCTGATGACATTCGTTGATGATATCGCTGATCCAACTGTAAAGACTGTCACTCAGCTTCTGACAGAACACATGGGTAAGTGATCATTCGGGGTTAGTTCAATCGGTAGAACTGCGGGTTTTGAGTCCGCGTGTTGGTGGTTCGAGTCCATCACCCCGAACCAACTTAGGATTATATCATGCAACGTAGACTTACAATCAGCCCTAAAGAACTCGAAACTCTTACAGAGTGGATCAAAGATATGGATCCACAACCACACAAAATCTCTTTGTTCAGTGAAAGCACAGGAATCGGCTGCTGCATTCGTGCAGAAATCGAGACAGCTGAAGGCGAAGGTGTGTGGAAAGATATCACAGACTATGATAATTGGTGACACATGAAAGTCTATATTGGTCCTTATACAAACTGGGTTGGTCCTTATCAGATCGCTGATTTCATTTTCTTCTGGGTCAACAAGAACGGGATCTACGCTGATGATCCTCCGATCTTTAGTCGTTGGGACTACAAGCTCCATGAAAAGGTTGGCGATTGGCTTGCTGACATCGAATGGCTGAATAAACTATGCAGCTGGATTGAGTCAAAGAAAGAGCGCAAGATCAAGATTCGTATTGACAAATATGATACTTGGTCACTGGATCATACGCTCGCGCTCATCGTTCATCCGATGCTTGTTCAGCTCCGCGAGTGCAATCACGGCTATTTCACTTCAGATCCAGACGACGCTCCGCATATTGGTAAGGGTGATGAAGTCGACTTTGGTCATAACGATTCGCTCGCGTATGATCGCTACAAGTGGATTATGGATGAACTGATCTGGACGTTCGAACAGCTGAAGAACGACAACGACTACGATTTGTTCTATAACAAAGAAACTGGTTGGGATTTCGAAGCTACCAAAGCGCACAATGATCGTATTGCGAATGGACTTCGTCTCTTTGGTAAGTATTATCGTTCGCTGTGGGACTAAGAATGAATATCGCTTTTGCTGGATGCAGCTACACGACAGGTACTGAGTTAGATAATCCAGAAAAAGACAGATGGTCTAAAGTCTTGTGCGACGAGATCGGTGCTACAGAATATAACTTTGGCAAGTCTGGTTCTTCGAACGAAATGATCTGTATGTCTGTGTTCGAGGATATTCTGTCTAAGCCAGATATAGATTTCCTGGTTGTTCAGTTTACTTCGTGTCTAAGATTCAGTATGGCAACAGACGATCTGATTCTTTCGGTCGGTCCGAATCAACGAGGCAGAAACACTACAGAAGAACTGATCTGTAAGATACTGTATTCGGATGGAGAGTTTGGTAACACGAATTGGTATAAACTATTCAGATGGAAAGCTGTTGCTCTACATCATCTACTGAACGAAAGAAACATGAATCATATGTTTTTGTTCATGTTAGATAATGAGTCCAAGAAAATGAAAAACGATAAAATGGTTCCACAATCGTTTCGAGATCGCAGCCTGTTCATAGGCATGAGGGAATACTGCATACACAATGATCTTAAACTTGGAGCCAAACGTCATCCATTAGAAAAGGCAAGTTCTGCTCTTGCCAAAGATCTAATCTTACCTAAGATGAAAGAATTACTATGATTTGGTTCTTAGTCAAATACTACGCCAGCAGAGTATGGTACAAGATCACATTCCGTGAACATCCAATCGAGAAAGCTCGTAAGCAGGATCCGTTTATCTATGAAGAATAAGTATGTGGGCTTCACTCAGGGATTCCACACAGAATCCCTTGCCATAATTGATGAAGATGGGAACTGCGAGTTTCATCCTCGCGGCTTTGATCCCTCGATTGTAGATACAGATAACATCGCGTTCTTCGAACGTCCATATCTCAAGAAAACGCGACAGCTATTCGCTGGACAATATAAGTCAGCGCTGGCTCCGCTCAATCTAAAGCTCAAGCCAAAGAAATACTTCGCGCATCATTTGTGTCATGCTGCGAATGCGTTTCAGCAATCCAACTACACGAGCGCAAGAGTTGTTGTAGCAGATTCTATTGGTGAGTGGGATACAGTTAGCATTTGGGATGCTCACTACGATCATTATGGTTACGCACAATACGAAAAGATCCTTTCATACAAATATCCTTTCAGCGTTGGTCTTTTCTATAGCTCTATCACACAGCTATGCGGATTCAAGCCAAACGCTGAAGAAGGAAAGTTGATGGAGCTTTCCAAGCTAGGAAAGTTGAGTGAAGATCTTAATGATCTCATGTTCAAGCAGCTATACGAAATGAATAATCATCGTGGTTGTTCTGGTATGTATCCTTACTATAGCAAAGAAGATATCGCAGCCGGCGCACAACACACAATAGAAAAGTTTTTGAGATCCTTCTTCAAGGATTCTAAGAATTGTTGTTTCGCTGGCGGAGTTGCGCTCAACAAATTATTCGTTGACAAGTTGCAAACTATGCACTATAATATATTCGTACCTGAAAATCCTGGTGATCCTGGCTCTGCGATTGGTGCGGCTGCTTTGCTTTATGGGAGAAAGATATGTTCTATGAAAACTGTGGAAACGACAAGCCACTAAGCATTATCGCTGGTCCGTGTGTGTTTGAATCTAAGGATCATGCTGTAGAAACTGCGCTCGCGCTACGCGAAGCCTGTATCAGAGTCGGGCATAAGTTCGACAGAGAAATCAACTTCATTTATAAGACCTCTTTCGATAAGGCTAATCGAAGCTCTGCTGATAGTTACAGAAGTGCAGGATTCGACGAAGCCTTTTACGGAATGGAGGCCGTCCGTGGTCGAGGAATCGAAGTTCTCACGGACGTTCACGATGCGTGGCAATGTGAACAGGTGCAAGCTGATATCCTACAGATCCCTGCATTCCTTTGCCGACAGACTGATCTTATTCGCGCAGCAGCAGAAAGTGGTAAGCCTGTGAACGTGAAGAAAGGTCAGTTCTTATCTCCGTGGGAAATGAAGAACGTTGCTGAGAAGCTGCGGAAGTTTGGCTGTGACAAGTATATGTTCACGGAGCGTGGTACGACGTTTGGTTATAATAATCTAGTCGTCGATATGCGTTCGCTTGAAGTGATGAAGCAATATACCAAAGCTGTCGTTATGGACTGCACTCACGCAGTGCAGCTCCCAGGCGGTAATGGCACTAGCTCTGGTGGTCAGCGTCAGTATGTTTCAACTATGGCTCGCGCTGCTGTTGCTGTTGGTGTAGCTGCATTGTTCATGGAAGTTCATGAATCGCCAGACAATGCGCCTTCTGATGGTCCGAACATGATTTACCTTGACAGCTTCGAGCAAATGATATATGATTTAATAGAATTGGATTATATCTCAAAGCGGAGCTTGAGGAGATGAATCGACGTGGTGTTCTTGGTATGCTTGGTCTTGGCGCAGCTGCTGGTCCTGCCGTTGCAAAAGAGGTGATCTATCAAACATCGTATCCATCACCAGGATTATCTACGCCTGCAATCCTATCAACTGCTGCAGATTCACCCATTCCGTGGGATCCAGTCGAAAGTCTTGCGCGAGCAAAAGCAGAATACGAAATGGTGACTAGTGATCCTTCTGCTTGGATTGCTGATTATATTGCTCGCGAATACGAAGATTATGTAAGCGGATATTCTTCTATTCGTTTAGATAGCATCGATCCAGATATTCGCAATATGAAGTCAATATCGGAATCAGCAAAGATTCGGATGTGGATCACTCGTAAGGCTCAACGTCGTTATGAAGCAAACAAAAATAGTCTGTTCATGCGTATTCAAGAATTGTTGAAGGAAGTCTGATGGGAAATATCGTAGGTAAGGTTTGGGGTGACACGAGCGTTCTTATTCAGAATCCGCTTGTTGAGCTTCATAGAATCAATACAAAAGCTGGCTACAAATGTTCGGAGCATAAGCATGCACACAAATGGAACGGATTCTACGTCATCTCAGGAACCATGGAAATCCATGTTCGAAAAGGTGATTACGATCTCACCGACGTTACTGTTCTCAGAGCAGGTGACTTTACCACTGTTCGTCCTGGCGAGTATCATTGGTTCAGCAGCATCACAGATTGCGCTGCGCTAGAACTCTACTATCCAGAGACTTTGTCTGAAGATATCCAGCGCAAGAGCGTTGGTGGTCTTGATACTAGTCCTATTTCTATTCATCAGCGGAAACATCAGTATTACGAAAAGTTGAAGGAAACAAAATCTCCTTGCGTTTCTATCTGTAAACTTGATGAAGTGACAGGTAAGTGTGTCGGATGCGGTCGCACTATCGAAGAAATCCAGGATGCTGGTCTCCGCGATGTTCCATATGAAGGATATGATAAATGACAGATACAGTCGTTGCTAGTATTATGAGCTCTAATACGTTCATTGCGTTGGTAGAGCAGCGTATCTCCGACAAAGGCATGAGCTATCTTGAAGCCATCACTGACGTCTGTGAAAAGACTGGGCTTGAGTTTGAGAACGTATCCAAGCTCATGACACCATCTATGCGAAAGCTGCTGCAAGCTGAAGCTATGTCACTCAATATGATTAAACGCACTGGATCAAGATTGCCAATCTAATGACTGCGAATCTTGAAGAATTTGGTGAATTGGTGAAGCAGAGTATGAACATGCCATACGGAAAAACAAACTACACAGTTAGAGATCTTATGGACTGGATCAGATCTATCAATCTGACTGATGTTAAAATTGAACATGTGATGTGGGAAGATTGTTTCCTCATTGGAAATATGAAGAACGGCCAGACATATAAGATTTCGCGATTTCAACTTGAAGATTCTGCGACTCCGAGAATCGAATTCATCAAAGGTATTGCAGCTGTTCTTAATCTAACGCATCAAGAAGTTGTTGAGATGATTCGAGTGAACGAAAGGGAAAAAATCATGGCCGATACTTGGAGTAAGGTCTTCGGTAAAGATTATCACACTGCAATCCTCGATGATGCGTCTGAGTCTGTTTCCGCTGGTCCTATTACAGGCGCAACATATATTGCTCCTGTTCCTGCTAACAGCTGGGTTACTATAGGTAACGGTGGAAGCGGTGGAGCAGGTGGAGCAGTAGGTGCTTTGAATAATTGGATGCACACTAACTATAATTTAGACGGAACTATCATGCACGATATGCCAGAACTTGAAGCTGAAGCAGAACAGCAACTTCAAAGAGATCTTATGAGGAATCGTTTGTTCAATAAGCAAGAACGAGAAGAGCTGGAAAAAGTCAAACAGAAAGTCCTTTGGCATTTCAAGCAGTTTCGTCTCAATGAAGAAATGTCTATCCCATTCAAGTTTAATAAACTGATTATCGCTGGTGGTTGTTTCGCTTCGTTTCTGAACGGCGAAGAGCCAAGAGACTTTGACGTATTCCTGCTCGAAGATGAGTATAATCGCAAACTCGCTAAGGGTGTTGCAGATAGTTATAAATCAGAAGATCCTATTCAGATTCCGATCTCAAAGGTTCCAGTCAATCCTCCAGGCGCAAATACGATTGCTGGTTATATCTCGCTGGGTCCGAAGAAAAACGATCGCGTGAGAGTTGGTAATTCTAACTACATGCAAAACGACAAGATCGAGCAGACTGTGTTCTTTCAAGATAGCAAGTTCCAATACATCACGACTCAGTATAAGACTCGTGAAGAACTGATCGGTCACTTCGATTTCAAACATTGCTGCGTGTCGTATAGCTTTGCTACAGATAAGCTCTACATCACACGCGAAGTTTACGATCTCATCAAGTCTAAGAAACTCGTTCAGAACGGCGACAGAATCCCAGCTGGTTGGCGTTTCGATAAATTCCAAGAGCGCGGCTGGAAACACGAGCCTCTTGACGTAATGTTTCTCTGATGGAAGGGATGAAAGCATACAGTCGCTATCAAGCACTCAAGCTGCACTTTACTAGCGACTATGACTTTGTAAAGTATTCTGGTAAGATCCGCAAGATCAGTGAAGAATCGTTCCTGAAGCGCAAAGATCAGTATCTCTTTCGCAAACTGGAACGTAAGTATGACGACGAAGGACTCACAGATTTCTTTGTCGCCAACTTTGTCTCCAACGCAGGAGTTCGTTGGGTTGGAGAAATGAATGGTCCTGAGTCTGAGAAGATATATCTTAACTGGCAGAAACGTATGGAAGCTTTTTCATACTATCTGAAGCAAGACTTGGAAACCATTCTGGATGAATGCAATAACAGCGTAAGCCGTATTCTACTGGTTGAATCAACACATCCAGTTCTATTGAAGATGTATATGGCGGGAAAGATTGCAGCTGAAACTGTTATCGCGTTCGACATAGCCTTTGACGTTCTTGACAAATGGAACAACGAGATTACTGACACGATCGTATGGCCAGAGCTATACCTTCAACTCAGTAAGTATCGACCATTCGTTAGAGTCGATAAGTCTGTGATAAAAAAAGTGATGCGTGAAGTGTTTTCGTCTTGACGACACGCTATATAATACTATATCATGATTAAGTGGATAAGACGTTATACAACACATACAACGGAGACATACATATGAACGAATCTTTTTCTGCCCTCAAGCGTCAGCGCAATTCTTCGCTGGAGCGTCTCACCAAAGAAATCAATAAGCTCGCCAACAAGGAACAAGGTTCCAAGGAGGACGATCGTTATTGGCAGCCTGAAGTTGATAAGGCTGGTAATGGTTACGCTATCATTCGCTTCCTTCCTGCTCCACAGAATGAAGAACTTCCTTGGGTCCGTATCTGGAATCATGGTTTCCAGGGTCCCGGTGGCTGGTACATTGAGAACTCACTGACGACTCTCAATCAGCCTGATCCTGTTGCTGAAATGAATTCCAAGCTCTGGAATTCTGGCAACGACAAGGATAAGGAAATTGCTCGTGCGCGCAAGCGCCGTCTGAGCTACATCGCAAACATCTACGTTGTCAAGGATCCTGCTCATCCTGAGAACGAAGGTAAGGTATTCCTCTACAAGTTCGGTAAGAAGATCTTTGATAAGATCAACGAAAAGATGAATCCTGAGTTTGACGATGAAAAGCCACTCAATCCTTTTGATCTGTGGGCTGGTGCTAACTTCAAGCTGAAGATCCGTAAAGTCGAAGGCTATCGCAATTACGATAAGTCTGAGTTCGAAGAGCCGGCTCCGCTGCTCGACGATGATGATGACATGGAAGCAGTTTGGAAGTCACAGCATTCTTTGGCAGAACTGGTATCTGCTGATAAGTTCAAGAGCTATGATGAACTGAAGCGTCGTTTGGAAAAGGTTCTGTCCGAACCAAACGCTCGTAAGTCTGAGGATGACGAAGTCCCTTTTGAGCGTTCAGCTCCGCGTCCGTCTGCGGCTGCTGCTGTTGGTAAGACGGCTGCTCCTAAGAAACTCAAGACTGACGATGATGATGACTTGGAGTTCTTCAACAAGCTCGCTGAGGATGACGAATAATCACAGGGCTTATTCCTTTCACCTGTGATTGAACTGGGAGAGCTTCGGCTCTCCCTTTTTTATTGATACTCCATCGTTTGCTTCGCAAGATACTCTTTAATCTTATCGTTCTGCGCATTCATTGGTAAGTTTTGTCCAGACATCACACTCGTTTCACCAGGAGTTGAACTACCAATATTCTGTGTTGAAGAGTTACTCATAACGATAGGACCTGCGTCTCCTGCAGAAGCTTCTGGTGTAGGAGGTGGAGCGGGAGGAGTAGATGGAGCTGGAGGTGCAGCTTCTGGTGTTCCTGTTCCTGATGGCGATCCAGTCATTCCTTCTGCAGAGC